AACCAGTTACTATTTAATTGTCCACCCCATAAATCCGCATCTGTTGCGTTATTCACTAATGGTAGGTTGAAGCTATAATTAGTTGTTAAGTTAGGCATTTTGTGCATGCTCCCATAATTCAAAAACTACTTTATTCGGTCGTAGCAATTTAGCTTCAGGCTGTGATGTAGATATACCTTTATCAAGACAACGCTTGAACCATATATCATTAGGGTCTGGCACAAACTCTTTACGAATCTTTCCAACTACATCGCCCTTTTTGTTTATGCAATGATACCAATCATCACCAACATAAACCCAATCACCGCCTTTGTCTTTTGCTACAAACATATTAAGCAATCACTATTACATCATAAACACTAGTATTACTCGCTGCACTTTTAAAACCAATAGTTTTAGTGCTTAAGTTTTTACTATTAACATAGACCGCCTCTGGTGTTCCTGCTGCTGTGTTTAAAGAAACTAACACAATGCTATCAGCTTCTAAAACAGGAACAGATAAGGTAACTTCTGTTGTTCCATTAGCTGTGATTTGACCTGCGATATAACGTTTAAATTCACCTGGTATCATTTTAAAAATCCTCATATAAAATTGAATTGTTTGATAAGTAACCACTAGAATTAAAATCATTTGACCTCTCCAAAATAGACTTTAATTCAGCATCTTCTAACGCTTGATAATAAGCTGCACTCTCTGGGTCTTGCTTATCCTCTGCGTATATATTCTTTACAGTATGCAACATAATTAAATCTTCTGCATTCTCTGTAAAATCATTTGTATCACTATCAGCCGATAAAGCTGCATATGTCTTTAAATATCTAAACTTTAGTGTGTAAGCCTCTTGAGGCAATGGAAGCACTAAAAACTCTCCATTCCTATAAGTCCAATAATATGGTCGCCCTGTCTGGTCTTGGTCTATATTAAAAAAATCCGTCGGGCTTAACTTTTCTAATGTTATCTTTACTTGTGAATCAATAAGCATCAACCCGTTTACATTCAATGGGCTTGATAAATCAGACGGGATACTCGGCACAACCTGTGTGCTTGCTGTAAGTGTTATATCTGATTGCGTTTCATTAAAATTGAATCTGTATTTCTCGTAGTATCTTATAGAGCGATTTATTTCATCCGTCAGAACAGCAGACGTCAAGCTTCCTGTCATATCAGGGTCTTGTACCTTTCTTGCTACTCTATTGCGTATTGTATTTAAATCAGCCATTTATTTATCCTTAAAATCAAAGGGAGGCGAACCCCCCTCTGACAATTTACTAACTTCCGTAACTAACTGTTACATTAAAAGTAATATCCGCAGTTGCATCAGCAGCAGCAGCTTTTAATTGAACAGCTAGATAGCCGTTTGCTTCCGTCTTAAGCGTCAACCCTTCAATTTCATCTATAGAGATAAAACCACCAGATTGAGCAGCAGTTGACAAAGATGCAAAGGCATCAACATCGTTTGTGTATGTAGTATCATCATCATAGATAATACCAAGATTCACAGTTGTTGTACCAGCTCCGAAGTCTCCACAATGTACTGATTTATCATGGATATCGAAGATTGCACCTTTTTGAAATGGTACAAGGCCAACAAATGCGTCGGCTGCTGTGCCACTAGTTACAGATGCAGTTCCTGTTACTGTTCTTTCTGCGCCAAACGTATCACGTTTAACTTTGTTAAAGTCTGTGCGATCACCCGCCAAACCTGTTGCTACTATAGTTGGTGTAGTCATGTTAATTCTCCTTTAATATTAGCTATGCGATGCTGCATAAGTTGAAATAACAAACGAACCAATGTCTTCTTTATTAGATGGAGACATCTTCTTCAAACCATAGATACATCTCAAGTCCATACCTTTGATGTAATCATAGTCAGAAAGTTGTACAAACATCTTGAAAGGAACATCAGTATCAGACTTTGCAATACCACCAAATGGTGAAGCATAAGACAATGCGTCTTTACCAACCATTACCGCTCTACGAACAGTTGAAATGCTTGCGCTTGTTGAGCTGTTTTGACCGAACGTTACACGTGGTGCACGATATATCTTAACATTCTCATATTGTCCAACTTCAATTGGCCCTTGATTGTATTTAAACTCTAAAGTAGAGCTATCACCACCCGCAGCATAAGCTAGTGCGTTTTGATACCATTGAATCTTACCAGACGAGTCTTGTTTAAGATCAGTCACTTGGTAAGGGTGCAATAGTAACTTGTAGTAACCATCAGCACATGGCTGCATAGGCTGGTCATTAGACTCAATCTGCTCAATTGCAAAGTCAATTAAATCCATCGTGAATGTATCAGATGAAGTCAATGCTTGGTCAGTTGCAGCAGCACCAGAACGAATAATGCGATTAGTTGTAGGGTCAGTAGGTGCGTTATGACCTTGAACCTGTAACTTCTCCGCAGTAGTCGAGTAAGTTGTGCCATTAAAAGTAAATGACGTTGCGTTGTAACCTGCAAGCTGAGTAAACAAAGATGTATCCATTAACTCCACAGCACGACCAGCTAAAAGATTAGCAGTAGTTGTGTCAAAGTCAATGTTCGTACGTTGCTGCTCAATAGAACCATTGTTAGGGTTCGATACAGGAATACGAGTTAAGTTAATTGACATGTTGTGTGAATTAATATCTAAAGCTTCTTCATTACCAAAAGCTGTAGAACCTTCACCCAACGGGTTATTTAATAGTTTACCTACATAGTCAAATGTTACATTGTCACCGCGACCATTATCACCCAAGAAATCCTTAGATGCATCATAAATCACGTCACTTTCTGCAAACATTCCTACATAAGACTGTTGATAAGCTTCTAGCCAAGTTTTCTTCTCCCACTTTTTGACAGTAGAACTATTGCTAGAAGTCATTGTAGTAGTAGACATACAATACCTCATTAGTTAAAAATTAAAATTAACCGCTTTGTTCTATTTAAAGTCTAGAGTGACATCAGTTTTAAAGGAAACTGTGGAAACCATGCCGTTGATAGGTGGCTAACCCCTGCACTATGAAGGAAGTGCGAACCTTATTAGCGTTATATATAATATAACACATTATTATAAGCAAAAAAAGCTATTTCTTTTTGACCTTTATTTCACCACTATATTTGTGCATAGTATCTTTATTTGCAATAGGAATCTTTTTAGAACCTTTCTTGCCTTTACATTTACCCGCCATATTACTCTCCATAATAAAGGGGCAGGAATAACCCACCCCATGTTAAATTATAATGTGCCTGCTTTCTTAGCTTTAAGCATATCACCCAATGACATATTGTCTAGCTCGTCATTATCATCATCCATTAAACCTTTATGAACAGCACGAGTACCACGTCCACCTTGCATAGCATTAGGCTTCGATAACTCACGCTTCTTTTGTAGGTTTGTTTTTTTGTCTTGTTTTACATAGCCAAGTTTAGATGCTGTTTCATGTATAAGGGCTTCAATATTATTAGCCTCTTGATACACAGCCTCAACAGGGTCTTTACCCGCTCTAACAGCAGCATCAGCAACCATAATCTTTTCATTCTCAATTCGCTCTAAAGCTTGCGCCTCTGAAAACCCTTGCTTCATTAGATTGTTTTTTGCAAACTCAACAGCTACATTTACTTTGTCAGTATAATCGGGATAAGCCTCAACAAAATCTTTCTCTAATGTTGCATACTCCCTCTTCGCAGCAGACATAACTTCTTGACGCTCTAACTTAGCAGCCACTTGCTCCAGATACTTAGTGCGGTCTTGCTCTTGCGCTGTATCAGCTTGATTGCGTAAACGCTCTTGCTCCAAACGTCTATTTTCTTCATCTATACGGCGTTGCTCTTCTTCTTGTTTGCGCTTATCTTGACGCTCTTTATAAGCTTTACGCTTTGCCTCAAGTTCTGCATCCACCTCGTCTTCTTTAGCTGCTTCTTCCTTTTGTGGGGCTTCGTCAGTTGGTTCATCAACCACATCCTCTTGCTCCACGCTATCAGGTTGCTCTTCTTCTTGCTTTGCAGCAACTTCGTCAGCAAAAGATGTGTTATCCATTTGCTCTAATTCTTCTTGTAGTCTTTCTGTCATAGTCTGGTTCCTTTAGTTGGTTAAGTTAAAAATAATCTAGGTACAATAACACAGTCAACCATTACGTTATTGTTAGTGATTCGTTTTCTATTACTATATTTGTTGTATCATCAACGTTTTTGTATTTCACCTCTATTGTATCATCTTTTTCAATAAAAAGCGATAGTGCTATTACATATAGACCTGTCTTCGTTCCTGTCGGGTCTGGTGCAACTATTGTCTCATATTGGAGCACATCATTTAAGAACACCCCCACTTCAACAACCTTACTACTACCTGACGCCATCGATATATTACCAGTAACTTGAACAGTCTTTGTGTCTGGTTGTTTTGCTGTACTAGTTACAATACTACCTGACACAGTAAAGCCTTCATTCGTTGCATCTGGCGTAGGAGTTAAACCGCTTGATGTATATGTATCTGCCGTACTAATTACAGTTTCTGTAGTGTTAGCAGATAACACT